TAGTGTTGACTCTGAAGAAGCTAAACAGATGATCGATGCAGAGGTACGCTTTCAGGAGAACGTCACAGAGCGTTGGAAAGCAGACATGGGTAGCGATGTTAAGCTGGCTAAACTTATACGCCCAGTAACTCTTATATGCCTTATGGCGATGTTTATGATCACTATGATGATTGATAGCATGGACAACGTAGCCTTTACAGTAAAGGACTCTTACGTATCTTTGTTGGAGCTACTAATGCTTACAGCATTCGGTGCATACTTTGCTGGTAGAACCATTGAGAAAAACAACAAGAAGTAACATTGCCACACATACCTGGACATAGAGTAGTAAAAGAAGGTGAACAAGAAGCATTAGATATACTATCAGCACTTGCTAATCAATATGATCTTTCAGGGCTTTCAGAAATAGATACCTCTGAAATTCCAGAGAGACTAGACAGGCTTACAAGTTACAGCCCGTCGCAATTAAACATCTTTGAACAGGATGCAAACTTACGTGCAGATCGTCAGAGGCTGTCTGAGGTAACACCTGGACAAGTTCTTACTGGTGCAAGCATGGTTCCTGGGGTTGGTGAAGTCTTGGATTTTGCTAACATACCTTACTCTGCTTTTACTGGCAAGGATATGTATAGCGGTCAGGAAATGACTCCTGCTGAAGCAAGTGCATGGGCTGTAGGTGGGTTGCTTATTCCTAACGTAATATCGGGGGTTGGTAAGCAAGTTGCTAAGAAGATTAAAGATATCCCTGGCGTAGATAAATTATTTAAAAATTTATCAGACCCACAAGTCGACATCAACAGTATAGTTCCTGATGATATAATATCTGCAGATCCAAAAACCAAACAAAGAGTCCTTGACAACTTAGAAGAAATGAGGGAGGAGGCTTTTTTTAGTGGTGATTTTGATGAAGATGAATTGTTCGCACTAGATCAACAGATTGGCAGCATTCAGAACAGAATATCAACTCCAGTTCGACCAACATTAAGATCTAATGTAGGTAAGTATGAATTAGTTACAGATCCGTCAAGATCGTTTGAGGAAGTAAGATATCAACAAACTATATTTGATGAGAATGATGCTGCTAGCGTATACGGGGCTAAACTTAATAGAAGTTTAGATAACCCAGATGTATGGGATTTAAGCTTGCAGGTTGAGCCAGGTAGCAGCAGGAGAGAGACCGCTGAACTTATTCAAGCTGTTACGGATAATATAATGGTAGGAGACAGATTTCAGTCTACATTTAGTACAGATTCTTACGATATGATGCTTAAGTTCCTCAAAAGAAGAGGTAAAGTTGTAGGAGCAATGGAATATCGAACATTAAATCGTATGGGTGGAGAGGGTGCATCTAGACAGCCTATGTTTGGATTGACGCAGGCGGAGACTGAAAGACTATTCAATGCTGGTAAAAGAGGTCCTGACGGAAAGGTTATAGATCATTACAGAACAAACCCAGAGATGCAGAAGATCAAAAATAAAGTTGACTCTTATCTTAAGGAGTATGGGTTACCTAAAAGTATTGATAACGGTGCTGGAATTCCATCATTTCCTAATCCTGTTATAGAGAGGATCCAAGCTAGACCAGAAGGGGCTCTATTTAAAAAGGGTGGTTATGCAACAAAGAAAAAACGCAAACAAGGTTACTCAATTAAGAGGTAGCCCCTTCAAACTGCTTTTTAATCTCATCTCTAGCTAACACTAGCTTCGTTATTTGACCTTCAAGTAAAGCTATTTTTTCCTTAACGTCAAAGTCAGCAAGAACATCTGTAACAGCTATTTGAGCTATATGGTACATTTCTTTGTAGCCATCCCAATGTTCCATATAATTATCGTGATTTTTTAAGTAATGATAAATGCAAGATCTGTGCCTATGAAGAACTTCACCTATTTCATACTGGTCACAGTATGGGTTCATCGCCATAGCTATAGCCATTCTTTTCTTCACGGTTCTATGTATTCTACTCTTACCTGGCTTAAACCCTAGGGCATCACAAGCTCGTTCCGCTGCTAGCGAGACAACTTCTTTTCTTTTCATTTTAATTTAAATTTATTAAAGCTATTGTTTTATAGCTAAAAGGGGTGTTCGTCTGATTCTTTACACATCTCTCTGATGAGATCTATTTCATTGTTTGCCCACTCTCTAAAAGATTTTATGTTAGACAAAACCTCTTCATAGTCACGGACAGCTTGAGTTCCTTCTTCGTTGTGTAATGATTCATAAAGCATGTCAGTCGCCCTGTGAATCCTTTCACAAGCATCAAAGTACGTCTGACTTACTATTTCATTACTCATTACTCATGGATTTTTTTATTTCAGATATAGCCTGATCAACTTGTTGTCGATTCTTTGCTAAATATACGTCATAATTTAGATCATTGTCCATGATGTGCTTTAAAAATATTTTCCATCTCATTGGGAAGTCATGATGAGAAGGTAAATACCCTTTGGTCTCAATGATCCAAGAGTGATCTTTACACACAAAATCTGGTGTATATCTTATAGGCTGTTGAATACTATTGCTCCTATCAGACATATCCTTACGCTTAGCAGTCATCTTAAAATACTTATTCTCAAACCTAAACTTATCCATAAGGAGAAACTCTTTTGACTCGTATGTAAAGGGTATCCCAGATTCACGCAGCCTATCAGAACAGTACTTCTCTATCGCAGAAGCAAATTTCCCTAGATGTTTTTTTTTGGACTTGCGTGTCCCTTTTCTTTTATTCCTTTTCATTAGTTGCTCTTTCGTTAAAACGAAGTTACACCCAAGATTACATATGAGTCAAGCATTTTACAGTTTAAATTCTGCAAAGTTAAGAGGGGATTGTTTAACTGCCTGGTAATCAATAGGCTTAAAAAGAGGATTTCTTGACAGCCAACAGTTAAATCCAGTGTGTGACAGATTCATTACCATTCTAAACGGATCCTCTATAGGTGTAGGTTGACCACCAGTTTCCGTTTCTCGAACTTTACGAACATGCAACTCACTCATCTTACGTATACTATGGTCTGCTGCTTGAATCTTTCGATGAAGCGTTAAGAAGCAGTCTGCTCTGTTAACAAACTTACCTCCTCCCTCTGTGTCCTCAGCGTATGGGGCTATAGGAAGACCATCATCACCTTTACGTCGCTGTGCTTCAGTAACTGCGTGCATGTTTAACCACACCGCTACATTATTTGTTTTAGCATACGTAAGGAACTCACTAGCAGCTTCGTAGTGGTATTCATGTGAACTAATCCTTGAAGCGTTAATTTCTATTTTAAGGCTATTGTATGGGTCAATAAACACAGCGTCTATCTCTGTTTGATTCTGTATCTTCTCTATAAATAAGATTAAATCAGAATAACTGTACACCTGATTGTTATTTATAATAGTAAAGTGATCCTTAACCCACTTATACGCATGTTTACGTTCAGCGTAGGTCATGTCTTCAATCTTTTTATCTTTAGCAAATTGCATTAACTGCATCTTTACTGAGGCAGTCCTATTCTCCGAAGAGTATATAATCCATTTCCAACCATGCCTTATTACTGCGTTAGCTATAAGGTACAATGCTGTAGTTGTTTTACCTACATTAGAATGTCCGTTTATGATCACAAACTCTCTCTTGTACCTAAAGTATTCATCTAGCAGTAGATCGCCAGTATCTAATCCTATTTCAACTTTACCTTGAGAGTAGTCATCTATCCATCTAAAGTCTTCGTCATCAGACGATATAAAAGACATATCCCCATCATTAATAAGCATATCCCTCTTGACTGACTTCTCGCTTTCAATAACATCTCTAATAGGCATGTTCTTACCTTGCTCAATTCCATCACGTATAGCGGTCTTAGCAGACTCCTCAGAGTCTATATCCCTCTTGTGAATCTCCCTGAGTAGTACTCGGACAGCTTCCTCTTCCTCCATTCTACCAGCAGATATGTATCCTCCGCATAGCTTTGATGCTTTTATTAAAACATGATGCTTCTCGCCATCCTCAGCATTGCGTATCATGCGTGCAGCTAGATTGAGCTTCATATAGTCGGTGTACTTATAAGTCTCGTTAACAGGGACTTGTGCCTCTGCCATCTCGCTTGAGAACGCACCAAATTTTCTTGATTCATCCTTAATTATTATGTCAGGATCATAAGACTCAAAGCAAGCACGAGATTCGTTGATGCCAGACTCATCTATCTCTAAGCAATATTGCTTTTGAAAGTAAGTCCTTAACGCTCTAAAATGATCTCTATGTCTTTCGGGGTTCGTTATTTGAACCAATGCTTTTATACCGTCTCCGCTTGGAGAGGTCCAGCAGGAATAAACGTATTCATCTGTAGCTATAGCTGTTTTTGCAGCACCTACATCTACGTGATCAAAGTCCAGGATTATGTATCCTGAGTGCTCAAATAGAGCGTCATCATTTCTAGTTGAAAATTCTCCACTAAAACAAACAATAGGGAGGTCTTGTTTTTTTAATTTATCACCTTCTCTAATCTTCTTGATAAGTGACTTTGACTTGCCCTCCTTGATGCGTCGAAGTGCTGTTGACATGTCCACATGAAACGGACTCTTTATATGCTTTACTGTCTTGAATATTGTTACCTTCATTATCTTTTGCAATCATTAGTAGGATCATGTAGCCAGCACAATCCATAAGTGTGTCTTCGGTCTCATCATTGACACCAACATTTTGTATTCTTTTAAGCTTGTCATCAAGCCTAATCTTAATAGCCTCACTAGCTTTTAACTTAGAAAATATACCCGCAGGGTTCAAAGCTGAATCCCCATATGCTTTATTCTTCTCTAACAGTAAAGTTTCGATCTGCTTACATTTTTGTTTTATTTTGTCTTTGGTGTTCATCTATACTTAAGTTTGAGTAGTTAAGAAAAATCTTATTTGTTATTTCTCTTATAATAATATGTTTGTTTTTGGCTTTGCTGTTCTTGCCATAAGCTTCTCTTATTAAGCGAGAAACAGTTCTTTTATCATGCTCCATTATATCTGTAGCATTATCATATATGGATACTATCCACGATGAACGCTCAGAAATACTTTTATTTTTCTTAAAAGCAAATCGAGCGTTCATATAGTAGATAGGAGCCTTCTTAGAAGGGCATGTCATCTGTTACAGCTTCAGCCTTAGCTTGCTTCTCAGCACGCTTTTCTTTAGCTGCTTCACTATTTGGATCCCAAACCGAACAGCATGCTTTGCCGTTCTTTGACATAAACATCTTCAGGTAGATGTTTCCACCCTTACCTTCGCTGTCACGCTTAGTTGCGTATTTGTCGATCATTTCCTTGAGATCACTGTCCTTAAAAGACACTGACCAGCTAGAAAGTTGTCCCTCGTAAAAACGAGGCTCTTCTGCGTACCCTACGAGTACTGAATCATACTTAGTATCACTCATGATTAAAATAATTTATAAATTAAATATATAATTGAAAGCAAACAATTTGCTTTTACAATTCTAAACAATAAACTCCGCATAACTCTCATTAGTTGGAGTTTCGTCCTTCAGCCATTCTTTTATATTTCCGACAGCTTCAGCAAACTTCATTTCACCCTTAAATAAAGTCTCTTCTGAGCACTTTACAAGAGCAGGGTAGTACGGGAAAGTTTTTTCTTGAACAACCCAATAGTAATCCTTAATGCCGAACACCTTGGTATATATGTAAGCCTGAATGTCATAGCTCCAGCTGTTGATATCATAGCGAAACTTACTTACGCTACGTGCACTTTTGCTGTCCGTGATAAATCCATCACCCAAACAATCAAGGAACCCCTTAACGGGTACGCCATCAATCTCTTCATTGAACTCAACTTGATACTCACCTGTTAAGTGGCTACCTAAAAGACCGCAGTCTTCTAGTCTCTGTATCATGTCATTAGCCATTTCCCAATCTTCAGGCGAGCACACTATACCGCCATTATCTTCGTGATCCTTAACTAACATAGCCTTTTGCTCCTTGTAGTCAGAGGTGAGTTGAGGCTTCTTAGAAGCTATAGTTTTCTCGCTACAGTTTTCTAATACTTTATTAGGATCTAATATCATGTAAGTATTCATAGCCTTCTCACGCTCAAACAAAAGCATGTCATATAAACTTCCAAAGCTTAAGGCGTATGATTCTCTTTTTAGTTGCCCTCTCATATACATTTCCCATAAACGCATATCTCCTAGTGCATACTTAATAGAGGAGTACGATAGATGACCTTTGCCTACTTTATCTGTTAATTGTTCTCTTAAAGTCATTTGTTATTTCTTTTAATTCGTTTATATTTTTAAATTGTTCAAGCCCTATGAATCCATAGAATCCAGATTTAACACCTCTAGATCTAAGACGTTCATCCATAATGAGTTCATCGTCTTGATATTTGTTTAGTGTATCTACCGAGGCTATTCCACATATGTACACCCATTTCTTTTTCCATAGCATACATATGATTTCAGGATGCGTGCTTTCTTTCCTTACAAGAGGAAACACTCCAAAGCTTACAGTCTTCACTCCTACATCTAGACCTACGTCTGCTAGGTCGGGGGTGTTATAGTTCTTGGATACTCCAACGGTCCAGTTCACAATGCCCTGCGTATCAAGCAATTTTTCTAAAGCTAACTCACCAGCTGTTCCAGTATAGAATCTTTTATGCATAGACCTATAGTCACGCTTATAGTGTGATTCCTTTTCTTTATGTTCGATTACACGCTCACAGAAATCATCTATACGTTTAACTTCCATGTCATCTAATTCTATTAAAATAAATTTAGATGCATGAGGTACTACGCTACGTTTATATGTCTTGCACATTTGCTGAATCTTTTATCATCTGCCTTAAAATTTTTTGTCTTGGTTTCATCCAGTCTTTACTTCCTTTCTTTCTTATTTTCATGGATCTTGCAGAAAGGTATGCTTGATTTCCACTGCTTGTTGTGATTAAGTACACACTACTAGTTATTTCATTAGATAGGTCTACATTCCATCTTACAAGCTTTTCCATATTCCTGTACCTGGTTAATTCAGATCTGTAAGTTTTATCGGAGCAAGTGCTTTCATGAAAACGTCCTTTGAATCTGTTTTCGACTAAATACTTTACACCGCCTTGCTCTTTCGTGTAATTAAACCACCAAAGTGTATCACGAAGCTCAACGGGTGTATTATCGTACAAACTTCTTGATCCCTGTGATTTGCTTCTCCGTAAGCTGTTCCCCATACTTTGAGGTGATCTGCTTAAAGGCTTTCTGCTTATCTGTAGCGGACTTTATATAAGCTATTGCTTTATCCATAATGTTTTCTACTGGAGCTGATTGCTCTGCAGGTTTTGATGATAGTGAGCTAGACTCTTGTTTAGCAATGGCATCCGTCACCTCATTTGCTGACGCAATAGAAGTGTCAATACCAATACCCATCATAGCAAGGGCTCTACCTATAGCTGATGTTTCACAGTTCTCTACATAGCTTGTCTTATTGATATGACTAGAAGATCTCTCCTCATGTGCATGACCTACCGATATTACACGCTGAGCTGTGTCAGCAATAATAGCTTTACATACACACATCTCCGAGTCCAACGCTGTGAATTCAGTTGAGATAGTCCAGTTCTTGTACTCTTCCTCTTGGCGGAAGAACTTAATACGCTCGTTTACTTCGACGTACTGCTTACCACGGATGTTCGTGGTCTTAAATTTATAGTTTGACATGTATTAAATTAAATTAGGGTTTACAAATATATATGTTATTAACTTGAGTTGCAAGTTTTGTGAATTAAAATCCATAGTTTTTGCATGATTCATAAAAAGGATCCAAAATCTCTGGTCTATAGTAAATGTTTCTATCCTCATAGCTTTGGACAAACGATTTAATTAAATGCAAGGCATCAAGGTGCTCAGGCTTTAATTGCCTAGAGGGATATGTAATGTGTTCTTTACTCATTTTGATTTTGTTTTTAATACGTATACTTCTCTCGGTGCAGATGGAAAGAATTTTAACAATGCGGGGCATAACCAAAATTCAAATCCATAAAGCTCATCGCATCCGTCTAGCTTCTCTACTACATATGTGTCACCCATCTCTTCTCCGAGATCCTCCACATGTACTACATGTGCATTGTACTTAGGTATAGGATTTTCAGAAAACACTACCGTGCATTCGCTAATTGTGTCATCTTTATCATACCCACTCATGACATCAAACATAATGTCTGCACCAGCCACGAAAGGTTCTTTTACTAATTGTCTGTCCTCATCATCAAAAACCCACAGACCGTTATACCTGTATGCTGTTAATGTATGTAAGGAGTTTTTTGTTTGCTGCGTTATTTCCATCTGTATTGTTCTATTTTAAGTATGTTGCGTGTAATCTCTGCAAAGTGTATAGCCAATTGTTTATTCTCTTCACCTAAAAGTGTAGCGTAAAAACACTTCATGACTTTCTCTGCATCAACTTTACTTGTAATTTTTGTGTAGTCCATGTGAATTAATTATCGTTCTTGTTGCACTGATATGTTAAATAGATAGCCCCTACTATATATAGCAGTGCTATTGGTATTAGTATTGTCATGTTTGCTATTTAATTTTTTTTTTATTGTGTGCAACCTTACTTAAAGCATCGCTATATATGTCTTTAAAGTATTCTAATTGATCATTCTCTTTGCTATAATTTTGTATATAGTTCTTTTGACACATCAGATTGATTGCATCATTGTTTAACCCATTTTTGTCGTGGTGTAACGCCTTAATAGATCTAGTTATTTTCTGAGTAAAGGGACTTGATTTCATTGGATGTTCGTTCATAACAATAAGGGTATCAAAAACTTCCGATCCTGATTTGTAGTCCATTTTGTATGTCATATTTTTTAGTTTTGATAACAAACCATTGTGTGATCTGCCCTCCATTAGAATTTCTAAACCACTAATTAAACTTAATTTATTTTTAGAGTCTTTTCTCCAACCCTTAGCAATCTTTATTGCTTCTTGAACGTCAAGACATCCGCTTTCAGATGCATAGTTTGCGAAATCCATAGCCGTCCACTTACAGCCAGTGTTATTTATAGCTATTGTATGCTGATCGTTTTTCCAAGCTTTACTTACAATGTATGGGACTACATATCCAAGTTGCCTCAAAGCCCAAAATCTGTGCTGTCCATCAACAATGTATTTCTCTTCATTAACAATTATAGGTATCTGAACACCTATCTGTTTAACGCTTTTAAGTAATCCGTTAATAATTTTTTGATTAGGCTCTCTGTTTGTATCGAGAAACTTAAACATGTCATAGTTTTTACTTTCGTGTGTTTTGAAGTTTTTAATTTCCATAATGTATTTATTTAATTAAATTAGTGTGAGTGGAGGGACTCGAACCCTCCTGCTAACCAAATCAAAGCAGTCCGCACAATGGAACATAGCCATTATCGGGGAACATCACCTCCCTTACGTGCATCCTGGACACTCACTGCGGTCAGCGTTCTGACCTATATGTTATCCTATATGTGCTAGTACTATTATCCAAAAAACTACCACAAGCATATAGAATATAGCCTCGCTATTAAATCTAGGTATATACTTCATAACCATTTAGTTACCGAAGTCTACATAAATCTTTGCTTTACTACAAAACGATTCTGTTACCCATGCAACAGCCTCATCGTCACGCATCTCGCTATACATTTCGTATGCACAAACAAGCTCGGATGTTGATAGGTTTCTAAAGGGATTAAGAATTTTCATGAAAGTCTTCATTGGCTAACTCTTGCATGTGTTCGCTAAAGTTTTTGTTTTCCAACAAGAAACCCATCTCATGTTTGTTTTTACCATACCCATAGTATACATGGTCTAAGTCTATCCCAAGTCCTTCGGGATATTGTACTGCGTAGTATACTAGCGTAGCTTCTACGTCACAATATAGTTCAAAGTTTACTTCTCTCATGATTCATCTGTATTTAACTCATCAAGCTTTTGCTTGTATTCATTAGCTATTAACTCCCACACAACTGCTTTCTCCAGCAATTCTTTTTTGCTATGCCCTTTGAGTAGGGACTTCACTTGATCCTTTGTGAATAGGTCTAGCGGATTTTTCTTTTCTGTTTGTTCGCTCATAATTTATTTTATTTTAGTGCATTACTAATCCCACTTTGTGTGATTGATTAAACCATTTTGTAGCCATAAGATCTGAGTCCATAGCATTAACGTACCCTTCATGATCCATAGCATCGTAGTCATTGAATATCCTAGCGTGTCTATGCTTATCGTAATCTATTAGATTATCACGAGTGCCGCCTTCGCTGAATATAATGTCGAAGTTGCTAGGTATATCTCTATCTAAGAATAGAGGGATAGACTTAGTGTAAGAGTAGAACCTTACATGAGGTAAAGCCTTTGCAATATGCATCCACTTATCTATGTATTCGTTAGAGTAGTAATCTCCAGAGTCATGCACCCTAAGTATATCCACTCGTTTCTTGACTATTTCTGCGGTCATCTTGTCTACAAATGAATCGCACTTAGTTGCTAGATATCTGAATTGAAAGGCGGGTGATACGTTACTCCATACATATGCACCTTTCTGTGCATAGCAGAACTTAGCACAAGCACCAGCAAAAGGACAGGTTCGTTTACCTTCTTCGTCTTGGAATGCAGGTATACCAAAATTGTATACCCTCATCCCAGTAATCTTACTGGTCTTCTTAAGTTTAGTGTTTTGTGTTATTAAATGTGGCATTGGTTTGATGTTTATTAGTTATGTATACACTCTTCATAAATGAAGAGAGTGTATACTATAACAATAGATTATTTTATTATGGTCTGTCTTTCATCGTTGTGTTCTTTAATAAATTCTACTACTGCTTGGTATCTTACCTCTATGTCATTACTAATCAAGCCATCGTCAAAGTACCCTACCTTACCTACATTATCGCTGAGGTAATCCTCTATCTTCTGTGCTACAGGCATCAACCAATCCCATGAGGTATGGAAAATGTTGAGCCAAACCTCTCCGCTATCTAACTCTAAGTTAGAAAGATGTAGGTTGCTTGGTATTGTGGTTGGGGATTCAATATCCCAACCCATAAATTCTGATATTAGTTTATTGTCTTTCATTGTTATATGCTTTAATAAATTCTACTACTGCTTGGTAAGTATCTCCTATGTGCCTCGT